CGAGGACAACCTGGCCGATCGACGTGCCCGACCCCCCGCGCCCAGGCCCAGGGTGGGCGTATGAGCCGCTTCGTGGAGGAGGGCTGATGGGGGTCGAATTCACCGATGCTCAGGTGCGCAAAATGGAGGACTGGAACCGCCGCTACTCGACCCAGGTTTTCTACTCCATGGGAGTCGACGACCACTTTCGGTGGCCCATGTCCGTTCCCCACTACCGGACGGAGGACCTCCGGCGGACGGCGATGCAGCGGCTGTGGGAATCGGACTACAGGCCCTGACGTGTGGGAGCTGAGCGCAGCCCTCCTCGTGGCCCTGCTCCTCGCCATCGCGACATTCGCCATCCTGCGGGACTAGAGAGGGCGGATCGAGATAGGACGACCGCAGAAGCAGCAGGTGAAGTGGACCGACCCGCTGCTGTCCCGTCCGAGCACAGGGGCGTTCTCACCAAAGTTCCCGCAGTGGTGGCAGTAGAGAGCGCGGTTCGTCCGATCCATCTCCACCGGGCTCAGAGACTCGAGACTCGTCATGTCGCGATTGTGACACGGAGCCGTCGCTAAGTATACGGGCAACCGTGACACCCCACGGGGCATTTGGCGAATTCTGCGAATTTGGAACAGGGGGTAAGCGATCCGCTACGATGTGCCTCGTTCAAGGACTGGAACGGCCCGCCCCGCGAAGGTCGGCTTTTGATCGGGTCCACGCTTTCGCGGGGTGTGAGCCAGGGCGATCCGCTACGATCCACCTCGTCACATTGGGGTGTGACCTCTCCTGGAGGGTCCCGGTTGCCGGCTCGGTTCCCGGGGCTCTCCAACCTCAAGGGGGAATCGTGAAGCCCTCGGACGAGCTGATCGAACGGCGGTCCCAAATCACGCGACGCCATCTCTACCGTGAAGTGGTCCGCAGGAATTGGCAGAGAGATCACGCCGGAGAGCGCAACGTCTACCTCGACGACGTCGAACCGCCGATCTACGACGAGTGCTCGGCGATCCCGATCGACACCCCCCTCGCGTTCCATCCCAGCCTGATGCCCGGTGTTCGATGACCCAAGAGATCGAGCTCGACGAAAAGGGCGACCTCACGATGCTCGGAGAGATGGAACCGCTCCGGCCGAAGATTCGCGGGCTGACCATCGACTGCGTCTGGGTCGACGAGTCTGCTCCCATGCTCTCCGGCGACTGGGACCGGCTGCTGAACTGGAACCACGATGGGTGACGTCGTCTTCCTGGAACTCGAGCGGCTGAAGCGACGGCACGACGTCTCCGTCCGACAGCTCGCGAACGTGTGGTTCACCACCCGGATCCGGTACTACGACAACGAGAGCCCGGCGATGACCTGGACGATGATGCGCAGGATGCACTGGCACTGATCCTGTGGTATTCGCCCCTCCATGCGAGGACCGTCGATCAACCCCACTCAGCCGCTCGACAATGAGCGACAAGAGCACTTCGCCCAGCTCATGGCCTATGGCGACCCCGATCTCGATGGGGAGGTCGTCGTTCCCGGCGAATGCTACCGACGGAGCGGCTTTCGAGCCCAGACCGATCGAGGGTTCAAGGAAGGCGCGCGTCGCATCCTGAAGCGGCTTCAGAACGGCGTCCAGGCCCGAATCGACTTCCTCGTCGCCCGCCGCGTCCGCGACCTGTCCCGCAAGGCCGTCGTACTCGACGAACGACGCATGAAAGACACCCAGGCCCGCCAGCAGGAAGTCGACAACAAACTCGACCACCTCTGGGCGCTGGCCAGCAAGGAACGGCCTCGGCTCACTTCGCAGGGCCGACCCATCATGGATCTCGACGGCAACCCGATCCTCGAGCCCGCCAACATGGCCGTGCTGCTGAAAATCGCCGAACTCCAGGGCGTCGACGCCGGGATGTTCGTGCGGCAGTCGCGAACCGGCAAGATGAACGAAGGCTACAACGACCTCACCGATGATGCGGTCAAGACGCAGTTGATCGCTGCACTGGAGGAGTATGGCCTTACAGTTGTCGCCGCCGAGAGCCGCGTCGCTGAAAGCCCTGAGGATCCTGAACCTCGCGAAGACGGAAGCCCTCGCAAGGTACACGCCATCCACTAAACAGGCGCAGTGGCACACGGCCGGAAAATGGGCGCGTGAACGCGCGCTGATCGCAGGCAATCAGCTCGGCAAGACCTGGGGTGCATCCCGCGAGATGGCCATGCACCTGACGGGTCTATACCCCGATTGGTGGCAGGGCCGTCGCTTCAAGCGACCCGTTCATGCGTGGGCCTCCTCCGTCACCAACGAAGCGACTCGAGACAATCCGCAGAACAAGTTGCTCGGCCCCTCCAAAGCCGAAATGGGCAGCGGTGCGATCCCGCTCTCGTGCATCGACATGGACTCGATGACCTGGTCGAGAGCGCTCAGCAACCTGTGCGACACCGTCCGCATTCACCACATCTCCGGTGGGCTCAGCTATCTCAGCTTCAAGTCGTATGTCATGGGCGAGGACAAGTGGCAGGGTCCGACGCTCGACATCGTATGGTGTGACGAGGAACCCCCCGCGAAGATCTACTCCGAGGGCCTGGCGCGAACGAACCTCGGAACGAGAGCCAGCGACTCCGAGTCGGGCATGATGATGCTCACCTGCACCCCGCTGAAGGGCATGACCGACGTCATGTCGTACTTCTACCCCGAGCCCAGCACGAACTCGCGACACATGACCATGATGGACATCTGGGACCTCGAGGGCGTGCTCTACAGCGAGCAGCAGATCAAGGACATCGTCGAGTCGTATCCGAGCCACGAACGTGATGCCAGGTCACGTGGCATCCCGATGATGGGTACGGGCCGCGTCTACCCGATCGACGAATCGCTCATCATGGAAGAAGCCTTCAAGATCCCGCACGACTGGCGGAGGCTCGCCGGAATCGACATCGGCTGGGACCATCCGACTGCTGTCGTCCACCTGGCGCTCGAGCCCTTCATGGGCTCCAAGGATTTCATCGCTCACGTCTATGCGTGCTATGCGGCGAAGGAAGAGGTCTATGCGGTCCATGCTGATGCGATCAAGCAACGGGGCGACTGGATCCCTGTCGCATGGCCCCATGACGCCAACAAAGCCGATCCCAACTCCGGTATCTCCGTCGCCGGCCAATATCGAGCGAAGGGCGTCAACATGCTCCATGAACATGCGACTTTCTACGAGGGGGGCTTTTCGGTCGAGACTGGGGTCCAAGCCATCTTGAATATGATGAAGACCGGCCGATTCAAGGTCTTCAGCCACCTGCGCGACTGGTTCCACGAATTCCGCCACTACCACCGTGCCGTGCCCAAGGGGGCCATCGTCAACAAGGCTCCGCAGATCGTGAAGGTCAACGACGATCGCATGGACGCCACGCGCTACGCCTTCATGATGAACCGCTATGCGAAGGCGGAAACCATCGACCTGGCCTACCGGCACGCGACGGCCGGCATGAACTACAATCCACTGGAACCCGCTACGAGCGACGGATCGGAGGTCTTTCACTGATGGGGAAGCAATCAGACGCCTATAAGGTGTTTTTGGCCAATCGTTTCATCCGAAAGGAAGCGGAACGGGTCAACGCCGATCCAGACAACCCATTCGTAGAAGCATCGTTCGATGAGAGAACATTCACCCAGGCACTGCAAGCGACGACACCCTTCGTTGGCAACACTCTTTCTGGCACCACATTCTCGCCACGGGCCGGAGACGCGGTGAGCGGTGAAGTCTTGTCGGAGTTTGTTAGTTTCATAGACATTATCGAGCGGGTAGATCAGGCTCAGTTGGCTTCAGGGTCCAGGATAGGAAGTGATTTCGACCAGCTCGGTTTTCCCAAGCTGGTCAGTCAACTGAAGCAAGGGGAGTTCGGTGGAATCAATTCCCTCCTGGCTTTTGTCAACTTCCCAGGAAATGCTCTTGGCGGTCTCAGTGATGAGTTCCTGTTTGCTGTGAATGCAGCCGGCATCGAGCGTGACCCGGGATCGCTGAACAACCTGTATGCAGCTTTGCTGTCGTCGCAGAAGGGGAATGCCGATCTGCTCGCATTCCAGAATCTAGGCGACGATTTCGGGTTTGGAATCCAGTCTGGAGTGATCCTTTCCAATGCGAGCATCGAGTCGCTTGGATTCGGAAGTGTAAAGGCAATCGCAGATGCTGCCGCAGCGACGCAGGGCGAACCGGATTCGGACGACTTCGACGACACGCTCGACATCCTTCGTGGCGAAGCAGGGGAAGCGGGTGTTCAGCGCAACTTCCGTTCACGTCTCGGCCGAGGACGTGGCTCGACCATCCTCGGCGGCGGTCTCGGCGATGCCACGATTCTAGGCGGGAACGATCGTGCCTAGAAGGGGAGCCGATTACATCCGTTCGCAGATCTACACCACTCCGTCGACCTGGGTGCCGGGCAGCGACGGGATCGTTGAAATGCCCGTCCACGACGTTTGGTATGTCGTCTGCGGTCCCGTCGCGGAGGGTCGTGTGTACGATGTCATGGAGCTGTGGATCTGGAACGCAACGACGACGGCCGAGGCCTACTCACTTCGTCAAGTGAAAGACAACGGAGCCGGGGCGGTGTTCAATTTCATGGGCAGGGGGATCATGACAGCAGGAACCGTCCGCAAATATCCCCACGACACACCGTTTCTATTCGGCGCGACGGATCACTTTGATTCTCTGAATTTCACCATGGAAGCAGGCGACATCATCGAGGTGGCATACAACACGCTTGCGGAGGGGGCTAAACCAGTAGCTCGCGTGTCGTACATGGAGAGACGGCAATGACCAACTCGAGAAACAGTGACCGACAAGAGCTGGTGGAGATGGTGGATGTGGGCGACTACAGCAGCCGTCGCGAGTTCGGGGTCTTTGGCGATTCGTTTGTAGCCTTCACCATTCTTCAGTCGCGGGAAGGATCTGGGCTGCGCTATGTGGTCGACAATGTCTATATCTCGAACCTCGACGCGATCAACCACAGCATTATCTTGACGACTTTCAATCTGACGGGTGGCCTGTCTATCCGTAGGCACTTTTTGACCATGTGGGCGATGCAGGGGTATCAGGTTGGGTTCGAGGTCCACGCCACCACGGTTCAACGCTTCCCGCCCTACACGCTCATCGAGGGCGAAGAGCTGCAACTGATCCCCTTCGCAAGCCCTGACACCACGCCCATGGAATGGCGCATCGACTACAGGGAGTACACCGTATGATGATCGAAGTCGTGGAGACCGTTCAACTGGCCGTGCCGCTTTTGGCTATCGGTCTTGCGGTAGGATTGGTTGGATCGGCTATCCAACTGGCAGCGGCCTTTGCGAAGCCTCCCAAGGGACCTGCTGAGATCAAGTCACCCGGGTTCACGGATCCGCAGCGTGCCGGCGAAGACGTTCGCAGACGGCAAGCGTCCAGGCGAGGGAGGGAGTCTACCTTCCTGGCCATCGAGGGGGCATCGGAGTTCCTGGAAGCCGAGAATGCCTTCGAGCTAGACACATTGGGGTTCAACTAGCATGCCGTATACACCTAAGGAACTGCTCACCTGGTACGAGGCGCTGAAGACGACTCGTGGAAACTTCGAGACGCAATGGCAGCGCATCGCCGACAACATGATCGGGCGACGCAACTTCATAGCGAAGACCACGCCCGGCCAGGACCGGAACTGGAGGATCTTCGATACCACGGCATTCGAGAGCCTGGAGCTGCTGTCGTCTGCGCTTCACTCCATGCTGACCAATACCGAGGCCCGTTGGTTCGGCATCTCGCTCGAGGACCCGGAGCTGAGCAAGCATCCCGATGCAGCCCTGTGGCTCGAGCAGTCGACGAACCTGATGCGTGTCGCGTTCTCGAGACCCAATGCGAACTTCACGCCGCAGGCGCACGAGCTCTACTTCGACCTGGTCGCATTCGGTACGGGCAACCAGTTCATCTCCAACCAGGAGGGCGAAGGGGCCTTCTTCTCAACGCGCCCTTTGAGCGAATGCTACCTGAGCGAGAACGTCGCGGGCATCGTCGATACGGTCTTCCGCTGCTTCGAGATGACGGCAAGGCAGGCATTCGAGCTCTTCGGGGAAGACGATCTGCCGGAGGAAGCGGTCAAGGCTTTCGAGGACGGGAAGTTCGAGCAGAAGGCCGAGTACCTGCACGTTGTTCTCCCGAATCCACAGATCATCCCAGGCAACGTCGACTGGACCGGCATGCCCTTCGTGTCGTTCCACATCGACATTCGGCACAAGGCGTTCATCGGGGACATCCGTGGCTTCTGGGAGATGCCGTACCAGACCCCTCGCTGGGAGAAGGACTCGGGTGAGATCTACGGACGAGGTCCCGGCATGGTGGCCCTGCCCGATGTGATGATGCTCAATGAGATGAGCCGCACCACATTGAAGGGTGCCCAGAAGGCGGTGGATCCGCCCAGCTTCGTTCCGAACGACGGCATCCTATCGAACATCCATCTGGCCCCGGGTGGTGTCACCGTGGTCGATGCTCAGCTCTTCCGCGAGTCGCGTGGTCAACCCGTGACGTGGATGCCGCAGTCGTCGAACGTCAACCTCGGTGTCGAGATGGAGAACCGACGGGCCACTCAGATCCGGCGCGCATTCCATCACGAGTTGCTTCAGATGTTCGAGGATCCGCGCATGACGGCCACCCAGGTACTCGAGTTGTCCCGCACGGCACAGCGCATGCTGAGTCCGGTTCTCGGACGTCAGCGCGTCGAGTACCTGGAACCGATGATCGAGCGTGTCTTCGGCATCATGCTACGCGCCGGCCAGCTCCCGCCGATCCCGGACGTCCTCGGAGGCCAGTCGATCAAGATCGACTACATCTCGCCGGTCGCTCGAGCCCAGAAGGCCGACGAAGCGGGTGCTGTCACTCGTGTTCTCTCTCAGGCCATGGAGGCGTCCAGCGTCGATCCGACCGTGATGGACAACTTCGATCTCGATGTGGCGTTCCGCTTCATCGCGGAATCGAACTCGATCCCGTCGACGATCCTGCGCGATCCTCGTCTCGTCCAGGCCATCCGGCAGCAGAGGGCCGAGCAGCAGGAGGCGCAACGGAAGTTCGAGCAGGCCCAGCAGGCGGCCGAGACCGGGGCTCGACTGATTCCCGCCGTAGCCAAGGCAGAGCAGTTGCAGGCGGAGGCCGCGTGAATCCCCTTACGCAACGCAGGGTTGACAGGAACCAGTCGCTGAAGCGACTCTCGCAGACCGAGGACGGCATCGCGTTTCTGGTGTGGATTCGTCGACTGGCCCGGCAGGACGAGACCTCGATGCCGGAAAGCGGCAGCACGACACTGATGGCCTGGTACGAGGGGCGTCGGTCTATCTGGTTGGAAATACAGAAGGAACTCGACATCGAGGACACGGAGATCATCCGTGAGTCGGAGATAGTGGAGCGCCACAACGAGTCCGTGACGAATCGCGGAGTCTTCGGGGAAGGGGAGCTATGAGCGAAGGGAACGTCGGTGAAGGTGAAGGGGCTGGATCAGAGGGTGCCGGGGCTGGCGGAGAACAGGGCGGGGGCGGTGGTCAGCAAGGCGGTGGTGAGCAGCACGTATCCGGCTGGAAGGGTTCGCTTCCCGAAGGCATGCAGAACCAAGAGTTCCTTCAGGGATTCAGCAACGATTCCGATGGGTTGACCGAGTTTACGACTCGCAGCCTGGAAGACCAGCAGTACATCCGACGCAAGGGGCATCCAGAGCCCAACTGGGGCGAGCCCGAGCAGGTCTCGAAGTTCTATGGCGAGATGGGACGACCCGAGAGCGCGGCCGGGTACGACGTCTCCAAAGTCGAGGTCCCGAAGGGTCTCGAGGGACGGGTCGATGAGAAGTTCACCAACGCCCTCATGAACATGGCCTGGGAAGAGGGCGTCACGCAGCGGCAGATGCCAGGGCTGTACCAGAAGTTCCTGCAAATCACCGAAGCGGTCGACGAGGGCACCGAGCAGGCCCGTCTTCACAAGCGGGACGAAGCGGAAGCGACGCTGCGAAAAGACTGGGGCCTGGCCTTCGACGGAAACGTCAACATCGCGAAGCAGGCTATGGCCTCATCGCTGGGCGTCGACAAGGTGCCGCAGGACATCCTGGACAGGCCGACCACCGACGGCGGAACGTGGGGCAGCGACCCGACCATGATCCGCATGTGGCACTCGATTGGAAGCCGAATGAGCGAGGGCAGCCTGGGTGGACCGAAGCAGGGCGGAGTGGGACCGCTGACGCCGTCCGATGCCGGCGACAAGATGAAGCGCTTCGAGCTCGAGAACCGGGCCGTGATTCTCGATGCCCAGCACCCGGAACACCAATGGGCGATCGACCAGCGGGCCGCACTCCGGCGTGCGATGCACCCGGAGGGTTCCGAGTGAACACACCCCCGGAGATCCGTCTCCAGGTCCGCAAGATGGCGACCACTCTCGAGAGAGGCCCAGGATCGTCTTCGGAGAAGGCCGACGTCCTACTGTCCTGGGTCGATGGGACAAGGGATGGGATGGCGACTCGGGTTCGGCAGCTCTCCCCGGAGTTGAGACTGGTGGCCCTTCAGCTCTCCATCGTCGGGGCGGGCCACTGGCCGATGCACAGGATTCTTGCCGAAGCGGAGGAGTACGCTATCTACGCCAGCAAGGGTACGCCTGTCCAGGCATCATCTGGCAGTACGACCACACAGCAAACGCAACACAGACGCGCGAACTCCAAGGTGGGAAAGCGCAGGAAGAACTGACCGACCGGACCCGTGAGTGAAGGCGGCAGGGACTAACGCCCCCCGTCCAGACACTTCGGCTGACCCGATTCGATCTGGTTTGAAAACCACTCGAACAGGGAGGCACGAAAGTGTCCACTCAAATAACGGAAGCATTTGTTCAGGACTACAAGTCCGGGATCGACATGCTCGTCCAGCAGGGAGACTCACGTTTCCGTGATGCCGTGATGGTCGAATCTGTCACGGGCAAGCAGGCATTTTTCGATCAACTCGGTGCCACGGCGATGACGGAACGCACCACACGTCACGCCGATACGTCCTACACCGACACTCCGCATGCCAGGCGAATGGCACCGCTTGCGGACTACGACGTCGCGGATCTCATCGACAGCCCGGACAAGGTTCGGATTCTCAATGATCCAACGAACGCCTACTCGCAAGCCTTTGCGATGGCGGCTCTTCGGAACATCGACGATGTCATCATCGCAGCCGCGCTCGGTGCGGCTGCAACGGGCGAGACGGGTACTGGATCGGAAGACGCTACTCCAAAGATCCTCACCGGCAATCCTCTAACCCTCGCTCATCTCCTCGATATCAAGAAGACGATGGATGCGGCGGAGGTGCCGGACGGGGATCGTCATATCGTCATGCCGGCTTCTGGATTCGAAGACCTACTGGTGCTCAGTACGGTCACGAGCGCGGACTTCGTCACTGTGAAGGCTCTCGTTCAAGGTGATATCGACACCTACCTGGGCTTCAAGTTCCACCGCAGTGAGCGGTTGGCAGGAGCAGGCACAAGCACTGCGGATTGCTTCGCATGGCACAAGTCTGGAATCAAGCTCGCCGTGGGTATGGATACACGCGGCGAAATCGACCGACTGCCGACGAAGCGGTACTCCACCCAGGTCTTCTACAGCCACACCATCGGAGCGGTGCGGATGGAAGAGCCCAAGGTTGTCTGGTTCGAAGTGGACGACTCCTAAGGGGAATGACAAATGGCTGATAAAAACACGACCATCATCACGAACCTGGATGCGTCTCCGCCTACTCTGACCAACCCTGGACAGTCAGGGGCCATCATCCGGCAGAGCTACGCATCTCTCACAACGGACACGGTTCATGCAGACGCAGATGTACTGCGTTTCTTCCGTGTCCACTCCTCGTGGATCTTCGTTGCGTGCAGGCTGTCGAACGCGGATCTTTCAGATGCAGCCGCTCCTGACCTGGAGCTCGGTTTGTATCTGGCAGAGAGCGGGGCAGCGCTGGACGACGACTGCTTCATCGCGGCCCAGGCGGGTGAGGCGGCGACGGACAGCGGTTTGGTGGTAACGCCAGCCGGAGCTGCCACTGCCCAGACCGTCGAAACCATGTTCGCTCTCGGTGGCGGAACGGCGGCCAACGACGACCAGTGGTACGACGTGGCAGTGACATTCGACACTGCGGCAACTGCTATCGCAGGGCTGGTTCTCGTTCAGATGTGGTACATCGACCCGGGCGCATAGCCACAACCAATCGAGGGGGGCGGCGAGGCAACTCGTCGCCCTTGTCGTTGGAGGCAAGCACACATGACGATTCTCTACTCGAAGACGGCGACTGATCTCCGACTGCGTCCTCCGCAGTGGGCAGAAGCAGGAAAGATTGCAGGAAACCTGAAGGTAAAGACGGAGAGCTGGTGCGAATCGGCGACATCGTCTGGACCCGGATACGGCCCGGTCTCTATAGACGATGTGATGATGATGTTTCGGGTGAATTCGTCTGAAATCCCGGTGAACATATTCATCATCGCCGATAGGGTCTCCACCGTTTCCTGCTTCGTGGAGATAGACATATACGAAATCAATGGAGGGCCGTTCGTCAAGCGATTGGCCAGTTTGATTCACCTGACAGAGACTGGCACTACCTACACTAATGCTCCGCTCGAGTTGTCTGCCGTTGATCCTATCAACATTCCGAGTCATGCTGGAGCAGGTCTTGTTGCCAGGATATGGCAGCATCTCGGTTTGACTTCGGACCCTCGCAAGGACTACGACTTCGCCCTCAATTGGCCTCGGAACACTGACCTAAACGACTGGAGAATGTCGCTGGTTTATCAGTATGTAGACGAAGGGTAGTTCATGTCCTCCGACGTCGACATCGCGAGCCTCGCCCTCGGCCTGATCGGTTCCCAGCCGATCACGAGCCTCGATCCGCCCGACAACACGGAACGCGCGAAGACCGTTGCCCTTTGGTACGACGAGGCTCGGGATGCGGTCCTGAGAGCGCACCCGTGGAAGTTCGCAACGGAGCGCGTCGAGCTGGCGAATGATCCCGTGGCTCCGGTGTGGCAGTTCCTACGCCGCTTCAAGCTGCCGAACGACAATCTACGCTGCCTCGAGTGCGATGGTCAGGACCGATCGACGAACAAGTGGGTGGTCGAGAAGGGCTACGTCCTGACCGATCTCGCGTCTCCGCTGAAGATCAAGTACATCCAGAAGATCACGGACTCCGAAACGTGGGACGCTGTCTTCGTACAGGCCATGACGCATCACCTGGCGAGCCTGATCGCCGAGAAGTTGGCTGGAAGTACGAAGCAGGTCGAGATCCAAACGAACCTGTTCAATCAGAAGATCGCTATGGCTCGTTCGATCGACGGCTTCGAGCAGACTGACTTCGATACCGACGACACCAACCTGTATAGCTGGCTCTATGTGAGGATCTGATGCCGAGAGCGACGCCGATCCAGAGCAGCTTCAACGGCGGCGAGATTTCGGATCTCATGGCGGGCCGCGTCGACGTCAAGCGGTACTCCTCCGGCTTGGCGGTCTGCGAGAACTTCCACATCCTGGTTCCAGGACCCATTCGCAGGCGCTCCGGCACGCGCTACGTCGCCAACACGGGAGACCCGGCGTCCCCGTCGGATGTCGTTACTCGACTGCAGCCCTTCATCTACTCGACCGAGACCGCCTACGTGCTGGCCTTCAGCGATCTCCGGGTGGACTTCTACAAGGACGAAGCGGCGTTGATACCGGACGCCACCGTCGTCACCCCGTATCTCGCGGCAGAGCTCTTCGAGCTCAACTTCACGCAGAGTGCGGACGTCCTGTATATCGCCCACAAGAACCACCAATGGGCGAAGCTGTCCAGGACGTCGCTCGGGCCTCCGGAAGTGTGGTTGTACGAGAGGATTCTCACGGACGACGGTCCCTACGAAGAGATCAACACCGACGAGTCGAGCACGATTATCATCGCCGACCATTCCGTGGGACCAGCATCCACGCTCGTCACTGCCGTCGATCCGATCTTCTCCCCCTTCGATGCCGATTCCAATCCCGGCGTGAGCAACGACGGCCGCCTGATTCGTATGCGCGCCAACAAGGGGACGGTTTGGACGGTGGCTCGTATCATCGATTACCTAGACACCGACGAAGTGTTGGTAGTGGTGCTCCGCTCCGGCAACGGGCTCTATATCAACGAGGCGGGGGTGCCGCAGCCGATCGACCAGTGGAGGCTTGGAGCGTGGGATCGGTCGGCCGCCAGCGGCTACCCGGCCACGGTGACGTTCTACCAGAATCGCATTCTCCTAGCGGGGAGCATTCGCCATCCGGAGACCATCTGGGCATCGGTCACGGGTGACTTCGAGACCTTCTCTCCCACGGACGATGTGGATGCCGACGAGGGTGTGACGAAGTCGCTGTCGAACGTGCTCCCAGACAGTGCCTACACGTTCACCATGGCGGCCGGCTACACCGGACAGGTCAATACCGTTCGCTGGTTGGCTCCTGCGCGCGACTGCATCGTAGGAACAACGGGTGGAATCTCGACGCTCTCGAGTGACCAGACGGGTCCGATTACGCCGTTCAACGTGTTCGTTCGCGAGAGCAACACGTTCGGATCCAACATCGTTCAACCCGTTCGAGTGGAAGACTTCGTCATCTACATCTCTCATACCGCGCGCAAGATTCGCGGTGTTGGATACAACTTCAACGACGACAACTACGTCTCGGAAGACCTGACTGTCATTGCGGAGGGGATTCTGGAAGGCGGGTCGGTGCAGATATCGTTCCAGAAGGAACCGCACGGTGTCGTATGGGTTGCCAAGGGCAATGGGGAGCTGATCTCCATGACGCTCGACCGTACCCAGAAGGTGGCTGGATTCTCGAGGCATCACATGGGCGGGGCCATGGTCAAGAGTGGCTTCACTGATCTCGACGTGACTCCGACCAACGACCCTCCGACGGCTGACGACAACACGATTGCTGACATGCTCTTCAGCGAGGGGGACGGTCCGATTCGGCTCAGCACGGTAGGCACGCTGCCCGGTGGCCTTCGTGACGACGTCGACTATTGGGTACACCGTCACAGCGCAACTCTCATCAAGCTGGCCAGGCAGAAGGGCGGGACACCTGTTCGCATCACGGACCCTGGCGGCCCGGAGCTGAGCCTGATGTCGACGAGGGCTCATGTCGAATCCGTGTGCTCCATTCCGGCTACTCTCAGCGGATCGGATCACGATCAGGTCTGGTTCGTTGTTGCGAGGGATATTGGAGGAAGCACGGTTCGACACATCGAGTTCATGGACCAGGACTTCGAGGTCAGCGGGGACAGGGAGCAAGGGTTCTTCGTAGACTCTGGAAAGACGTTCTCAGGGGGTCCATACACGCTCACTCCCGTCAACGAACTGGACCACCTGGTCGGAGAGACCGTCCAGGTGTTGGGGGACGGCGCGTATCAGGGTACCCGGGTGGTCGATGTCGATGGTCAGGTGGTGGTGGATCCGGCTGCGACGGTGGTCAGCGTTGGCCTGGGATACGAGAGCAACATGCAGAGTAACAACTTCGAGATCCAGACCTTTGAGGGTACGAGCCAGGGGAAGAAGAGCCGGATGCACAACGTCACGGTTCGCTTCGATTCGACCGTCGAGGCGGAAGCCGGACCGGACGAGGAGAACCTGGTGGCGATATCGTTCCGCGAGCCGGAAGACCTGATGAACGAATCGCCTCCGATCTTCACCGGAGACAGGAGAATCGAGACGCAGGACGACTGGAACACGGAGTCCAAGATATTCATACGGCAGAAACTCCCTTTCCCCATGACGATCGTGGCACTGATGCCATGGTTCGACGAGTCGTTGCGATGAACCTGATCTCGTATCCGATGAGCGATTCTGGAATCGAATTCCTGGTGGGCACGCCCGACGTCTCTGGGCTCGACTTCAACGAGTTGCGCGAGGGGACCGCCGAGGCATCTGCCTGCACGCGAGAGCTGAAGCACCTCGGAAAGACGGTCGCGATGGCGGGCATCACACCGCACCGTGCCGGGGTGGGCTCGGCTTGGATATGGATCGGACCCGATGCGCAGTCTCACATGCTGAGCCTGACGCGCATCATCATCAAGGAACTGCTGCCGGAAGCGGACCTCGTCTTCGGCAGGTTGCAGGCGGAGGTGGAGGCGAGCAATCAGTCCGCCATCCACTACATCGAAATGCTCGGATTCGAGCGCGAGTCACTGATGGAGAACTTCGGAGCGCACGCCGAGGGTGACTTCTTCATGTATCGGCGGCTCAGTCGCCACTACCAGAGACACTAGCGATGGCGTCACTTCCCGCGTCCAGCTTCTCGTTCGAGTCGACCGGCTCCTCCAACGCGGTTCGGGAGACCTTCTCGCCCGTTGACCCGCTGGGTGTTCCGCAGGCTCCGGGTCTAGACCCCTCCATCACATTCTCATCCAGCGAAAGGGCGGGGCTGCTGAGTCCGGGCGGCGGGCTGGACATCGAAGCGCTAGGGGGAACGGAAGGCGTTCTGGACATCGTCGGTGGGCTGATCGGTGCCGGGGCCAGTCTTGCGAGTGGTTTCGCGAGAGCCAACGGCGAGCTGGCCAGGGAGAGGGCGCTGCATGCAACCGCTCAACAGATCGCCTTCTCTCGATCGGTCGCCGTGCGCGAGTCCAGTCGCATCGAGCAGGAAGTCGTGGGCGGAAACCGTGCCATCACGGGCGCTCGTGGAATCACCATGTCAGGGTCTTCTCTGGAGGTACTGGCCCAGACCGCCGAAGACGCTCGCTGGAACACGCAGGTGATCGACTACAACTTCAAAACCCAGGAAGCGAACGTGCTGTACCAGGCACGCCTGGCGCGTTGGAATGCCAGTATCCAGAGGAACAATGCGATCGGTGGAGCCATTGGTCAGGTAGGGAGTGGCCTGGCCTCTGCCGGCTTGAGAGGGCTTAGCTGATGCCCAGGCTACCCGAGGTCAACCGAGTTCGCGGAGCGAGTCCTGCCGGAGTCAATGCTGCCGGCGGCATCGCCCGTGGCGTGGCTTCGCAGGTTCGTGGCGTTCGTGAATCTGAGAGACGTGCCGAGTTCGTTCTGGGTCGAGCTCGTCAGGAGTTTCGCCAGAATGAGCGCGAGGAGGAGATCGAACAGGCGAAGCTCGAGCGCGAGCAGGAGATCGAGGCCCGCGAGAAAGAGAAACGCAACGAGCAGCGGCTGAAGGAACAGCAGGCCATTCACGACTCCGTGCGTCGCGGCGAGGCCACTCGTGCGATCCAACTGCGTGTTCGCCAAATCGTAGACGCATGGAAGCGGGACCCTCAGATCACGAGTCCTGATGCGCTTCCGCAGCTATCGGCGTCCATAACGGGTGCTGCGGAAGACATCCTGAGTGGCCCGACCATGGACAAGGTGTCTCCTCTCGGCCGTGCCCACGCTCAGGGCGTAGCCAACGGAATCCTGATGAATGCCGAGGCGGAAGGGTTCGCCGTTCAGCAACGAGTGGGGAAGGAGCTTGCCTACTCCGGGTACAACGAGGACATTTCTGCATTGGCGGCGGCCATCTATGCGAGCGGAGATCCGACGCAGCTTCCCAGCGTTTTGGATAGCACGAAGGCGCGCGGAGCCGAGCTGCAGCCCTTCTCGACTGCAGCGGAGTTTCACGGCAAGGACGACGACGCAGCTCGCCTGATGTACCAGGCCGGTGCTGTCGGCGCTGCCGAAAAGAACATGCGAAGCAACGCGAAGCAGTTCCTGAAGCTGGCCGAGGAAGCCAGGCTGTCGAATGGCAAGCGGCTGTTCTCAGGCGATGCCATCTCCGACATCCGGAAGGACGTTCGAGCCGTCGGCAAGAAGTACGGAGACGCGGCACAGCGGTCGTTCCGGGAGATGATCCGCGACGGAATCGGCACCATCGACCAGATGGAGGAGGCCCTGAAGTTCAATACGAAGGAGCACGAGTGGACATTGGGTCAGGTGGCAACCCTGACCAACGAGATCCGTACAGTCGAGAGGGCCAGGGCCGAGGCGAAGAAGTCTATCCGGGAGCTGCAGCGGATACGAAACGACGGCGGCCTTCTGATGGGCGACACCAAAGGGTACGCGCTGGTAGGCGAAGCCTACAACGCAATGTTGTTGGAGTACGAGAACGCACCGCTCGGACCGGACGGTGCCGTTCTCACGCCGCAAGAGCGAGGCAGAGCAGAAGAAGACAAGCGGCAGCGTATCGACGCATTCAACTTCGAGTTCGTCCGGGAGTTCGGTGTCTTCCCGGAGAACCTTGCGAGCCGACTGCTAGGGCAGACGCGCAGCGGTAGCGACGACAGTCGTGGGCATGCGGCCTCCTTCATCTACGCCACCCTCGGCGAGAATGGCCGCAACGACAAGGCTGTCCGCGATGCGTTCTTCAGCAAGAACGACGAAGACGTCGCAGCCGCCATCACGATCGGCAAGCTGATCGTCGTGAATGGCCTGACGAGATCGCAGGCAGTGCAGTCGTTCGATAAGGACCTTCTCATGTCGGACCCCGGCAATGCGAAGGCGAAGGCACGCTTCGACGAACACATGCTGGTTTACAAGAGGGAGACGTTCGGGGAAAACATTGCCTCCGGTGCTGCGCAGCGAGTCATGGAAGACAAGCTGTTGTTCGGCGGCATTCCGAATCCGTTCGGCGGTAGTGCCACGAACACGGAAGACGTTCGCTTCGACGTCACGAAGTTCTTCAAGCAGGGTGTCGACATACCTCCCGCGAACGCTCTGCGCAAGTTCGTAGCCAACCCCGGTCTGGGTTTGTCCGAGGCCATCGGCTTCGACGAGATCAACCGGGCCATGGTGGAGGGCTCGAGCGGTATCGAGCGCGTGATCGGGAAGATGAGGTTGGCCGTATCGGACAAGCTGGCTCGCGTGGGTATGGACGATAGCTTCCTGAAGATCTTCGACGCGCCGGCCCCGTTTCGCCAAGGGACACCGGAACATCTCGGAGCCATCGTCAAGTGGATGAACCTGAGCCTGGAGGACACGGCGCGTGCCCAGGAGGTACCCGAATGGCTCATTGCCGACTTCATGGCGACCTTCGACCAGATGGCGATCCTGACCGGAGGGGATGGGGACGCGGCTCTACTGCTTACGCAGCAGACCTATGCCGATGTGGACTACACCGACAGGCGACAGGACACCGAGCCTCGCTGGTCGAGGCACGACATCTTCAAGGTGTACGGCGGGAATAACCCGAAGCATCACGCGAAAATTGCTGAAGAACTCGCAGCGTTCATCGCAGGGCAGAAACTCCCTGCAGGCACTCGGTACATGATCGAAGCCGCCCCCGGATGGGACCTGGGACCCAACCCGCAGCGAGACCAGTACGGCCGTCGCATGCCGCCCTTCATGCTGCTGACGAGGAGACCGGGCGAGGACGGCTTCACTCCGGCGACACTGAACCGCACCGTTGCCGTGCCCACGTTCATCGAGCAGCCGGAGCCGACGTCGCCTGTGCTGGAGGGCAAGGTCAATCTCAACCCGCTGAAGCAGGATGTTCCGAACCGACTCGTGCGCGGCGCTCTCACGAACCTCCATAGGCTGCTTCGCGACGACGACGGAAACTATCGCCCTGGCAAGCCCTTCGTCATCACGGGCGGGTCTCGAGCGAGGGGGCTTGAGCCCGCAGGGCACCTATCGCCTACCGGATTCGTGAGTAAAGACGGAAGGCCGATCCTATTCAACGAAAGCGGGCACTTGTCGTCAGAGTTGACCGTCACCCTCACGACTCCACGACTGAACGACGGAAGGCCGACTGTCGTGCCTTCGATATGGAATGGCAAGCAGCTAACGAACGATGATGAGATCGTCGACGCAGTGATAGCTGCTGGCGAGTTGAAGAAATGGCCCGTGTTTGGCCCCAAGGATCCGTCTCCAAAGCAGCTAGAAGCAGCCATAAAAGAAGCGGGTAGATGGGCTGGAGCCAGATCGAAGAGCCTTGATGAAGAGAGTGTCTTCTCAGAGTTCGACAAGGAGCACAAGCGCGGGATCAAGGGAAAGAATTTGAAGCTGAAGATCCTCGAACGACAGGGGAAGCCAATCTCGAGATCGACAGGCGAGCTGGTAGGCGATTCCGCAAGTCAGTCGAAGCACCTGATAGAGTTCGGATCCACTGCTGCAGACGTGCGCGAGAGCTCGTTTGCAGACCTCCCGGTGGATGAAGTCAGGGCTCTTGCCGTCGAAGCCGGATTCGACCCTGACAAGACACGGACGCCGCAGTTCTACAGGGACAGAGGCGAGAACCCGCACTGGCACTTTGGCTTGTCCGACACGGCAGCGAACCGAGCGGGTATCAACGCAGACCAGGGAGAGCCTGTCATCATCGCTGGCCGCCCGACTGCCATACCGATCCTGTTCCGACCGAACGGTGCGCTACCGCAGGTGATCGCAGACGCGCAAGAAATGTTGAACATCAAGTCCAGTGAGCTGGACCTAGCAGCACTCGAGAAGCAGTATGACGACGACGTTGCGAGGGGCACCAATCCGGATCAGGCGGCATTCCGAGCGCACGAGAACGCATTCGATCTGCCTGATTTGATGGAGAAGCAGGACAAGGGGCTCGAAACCTTCTCTGGTTTCTCTGCCGGCCAGCAGGGTCGTCTCCAATGAGTACGTTCGACCCGTTCGGAAGGGAGATTCCTGTCGGCAGCCCGGAGATTGCCGCGCAGCCGAATCGACCCCCGTCCATCAACACGCAGATCCAGTTGCTGGCGAACGACATGAGTCTGTTCGGCGCGTCGGTGCGTTCCTACACGCCCTACGCCCTCGACGCCGACGAGATCATGAAGGGGCAACGACGAACTGACTTGGGCGAGGGCGTCTACCACCTGAGCCAGTACCGGAACGAGACGTTGGGGATTGGCCTCCAGGGGCTCAAGGGGTTCGTCGATCCAGAGCTGCTGCCCGAGTACCAGAAGCGGCAGGGGGCTGGGATCCTCGGGATCGGCAAGCGTCAGGACTACACCTACAACCCGTTCCGCAAGATCGAGGGAACCATCTTCTCCCTGTGGCCCGAGGCGTTTGACGAAGTCGACTCGGACCCAGACCTGGCCTACGTGCAGAACTTCATCATGACCCAGCTCGCCGCCAAGCGAAGGCGCGACGAAGCGGGCCTGGCCGGAGTGTTGACCGACATCGCCGCCTCCATACTCGACCCGATACTTCTGGCCTCGATCTTCGTCACCCCAGGGGGCGGCTTCTTCCGCAATCTGGTCAAAAACGGGGGAAAGCACCAGATCCTGAAGGGCGCTGGCTTCTCTGCCCTGGCCAACTCGGGCGCTATCGCGGCCACAGAGCTCCTCCTTCACCACCAGCAGGTCACTCGAGAGCCGATCGAGGGTATCGCCACAGTGACGGCCGGAACGCTGCTCACAGGCGTCATGGGGGGCGTATTCACGCACCTGGCGAAGCGGCAGCAGGCCCGGATTGCGAAGGACGCCTGGGACATGCTCACGATCCGACCTGGCGACGACGTTCTGGAGCCGGGCTCGATCCGCATGTCCGTCTCGGAGGTCTACGAGGACACCGGGGTACTGAGGTACTTCTCCCCAGACGACCCTCTGTTCACGGGTGACGTTGGCCAGGCACTCCCGAGTCGCCCGAAGGGCCGGGACCCGATCATCGAGTGGGATATGTACCCATTCGTCTCATCCAGCGATGAGCAGTTCCGCGACATGGCCCGCCGCGTGGACCCTACAAAGCTCTACGAGGACATGCTCGACGTTGGCTTCTTCGAGGCAGCCGAAAAGGCAGGCCGCAGGCGGCCCTCTCCGTTCGCAGCCCTGCTCGAGAGATCGCGGGCTGTCAGCGGTGGCGGTGCCGACGTTCGGCCGAAATCTGCAGCTCGACACGCCGGCCCAGTGAAGCCGAAGCTGTTCGAGGGCCGTGGTCTTCCTGCCTCCGTCGTCCGCGAGATCGACTACGACGGCAACCTGAAGACTGGCTTGCTCACCGTGCCGCAGGCGCGCGTTATCGAGAAGTCGCTATCCCGCGAGTGGATCCCGCACATCCCGGACAGGTTGTCTGAGATCCTGGAGGCTGGGCGAAAGCGCGACAACGCCATGGCGCAGCGCATCTACGATTCGTTCTCCGGTACGCGCCAGGCTCTCCGTAACGCGAACGACGGCAACGACGTGGTCGTCTTGTTTCGCGAGGTGAGTGATCTCGACGACGCCGCCGCGAACCACACCTTCCGGTACTACACGCGAGATTTCATCGAGGGCCTGACGGACCTTGACCAGACGAAGATCGTCTCCGAGCGGGTTCCGATCGACAACGTCGTCGCCGCCCATGCCGGGGCCAACCGTCTCGGGGCCGACTATCACACCATCTTCGCGCTCAACCCTGCCTCCAAGGGCGCGCACAAGCTGACGCTCGACTCCGGTCGCGTAGCCAAGGGCGAGCCGCTGTCAGACGTGGTCGACGTCGGTCGTGTCGTTCTCCGTGAGGAGGGCGAACTGGAGAAGCTGGGACCGAGGCTGTCGCATCGCATCGACGACACTCGACCCGATGGATTCGAGAGAGTTGCGACCACTGAGCCTGCCCCTGTGGCCCACCCGCTGGATAAGCGAATCGTCTCGAACCACACCTACGAGAAGGACGGCGTTCGTCGGATCGTTGCGACCGACAGGAATCTGAAGCGCATCCCCGACACCGACCTGACCTATGACGAGTGGAGAGCGCTGTCTCCCGACGAGGTACGGATGCGCAAGGACAAGGTTCTCGCGCACGAAGAAGCCCTCGATGCGGCAGGGCCTATCACCGTGCCGGCGAAGCACCCGATCGACGAGCTCGCCGGAGACAAGGCGAAGACGATCACGGGAGTGCCCAAGGTTCTTCGCGAGGCGGTGGACGAGATCTGGGACACGATCGACGAGACGGCCCGAGCCCTCATGCTGGCCGATAACAAGGTGACGCTCGATGGCACACTGAAGGTGGTGAAGGCAGACAATCTCGCTTCGGTCGAAGCCACGGAATCCGTCGTCGTACACAAGGGCACGCAGTCGTTGGTCGACATCGTGTTCGATGGCAACTCAGATCTCAGCTATCGGTTCTACGGCCAGAGTTTGTACGACTCGTTCCGACCGATTCGCGAAGCCCTCCGAGAGATCTCAGGCAGCGACCACATCCGGCTGTACCGAGCGCAGAGCCCAGACGGTCTCATTGACAACAAGCACACGCTGACCTGGGCGACGAAGAAGGAAGCCGAGAAGTACATGGAGCCTGGCCGGGTCCTAGTCGAGCGCAACGTGCCCATCGACGATGTCGTCGCGCTCAACATGGCGGCCGGCAAGCGAGGGAAGGGGTTCCACGAGTTCATCGTCTTCAACGAGAAGCGCGGCAAGGCATTCGCCATGCCAATATCGGACGGGTTCATCCCGCCCCCGCGCTCGCCGCTCTTCTCGAGCGGAGTGGTCGAGTACAACCCGAACTGGGCAGCGGGCGTACCGGAGAAGATCTACAACAACAAGATCGCAGTCGAGGACTGGAACCTGGCCGGCTTCCGGCTGGAGAAGGCATGGGGATTCGAGAAGATCGCGAACATCTTCCCGATCCACTACATGGCGTCGTCGTCTTCCTATGTGGCCAGGCGAACCGCAGCTCTCCTTGCCCGATCGCCTGCGCAGTGGGTCGATGACCTGGGCCGCCCTGTCGTGAACCCCATCTCCGTCGACCAGAAGGCCGGCAAGCGCATGGAATCGTTCATGGCGGAGATGCGAACGGTCGCCGACAAGGAGATCAACGACTACTTCCGCTCGAAGGGCCGCGTGCTGCTAGGGGACAATGCCGTCTCCGAACGCGGCATCTTCACGGAGCGCATTAGGAACATCGCCGAGGCCGGACGAGACATCGCAGAAGGCCGACTTACCGGACCCGCTTTCGGCGGCTCCCGGTCTCCTCTGATCGACCCCGTCACAGGCAAACACCACCTGGACATGACTGCGCTGGACTTCGACAACATTCAGCTTACGTCCGGAGACTTCCTCGAGCTGGTGACATGGGCGCTCGACCACGGAGACGAGCTACCGGGCATTCCGCAGGTCGGGAACGTCGCGAAGAAGTTCCGTCAGATCCTGGACGAAGTTGGCGAAGACATGGTGAAGACAAAGCTGCTGCCTGCCGAAGCGTTCCGTGGACCCGTGCGCGGTGCCATGACGTACTTCGCCCGCTACTACAACACCACGGCGATCCGCAAGAACAAAACGGTCTTCAGGGATCTCCTCGTCAAAGACTGGATGCTTCAGGACGGGACGCTGACGAAGACGGTCGCCGAGCGTGAAGCCTTCGAGGCCATCGAGAAGATCATCGGCAACCCTGGCCGGATTGCCTACGACCAGGAGACATCGGTTCAGAAGCGACTCATCACGACGAACAACGCACTGATGCAGGACTATCTGCAGCGCGACCCGTTCACCATCATGGAGCACTACCTGAGAAGCTACGTGCCCGACATCGAGATCATGAAGGCACCGTTTGGAATCGCTGCCGGGTCGAAGACGGTCAATCAGGCTCTCGACAAGGCGCTGGACGCCCTGAGTCGAGAGATGAAGGTCCTGATAGATGCTGCACCGGAGAACAGGATTCCACGCGCTTTGCGCAAGCCTGGGGAAGTGAACAAAACGAAGGGTCAGCTCCAGCGTGAGTACGAGATCAACGCCACTCACATACGAAACCTCTTTTCCGAAGTGAGGCACATGCGCCCGTCTTCGGAGAAGTGGGCGTTCGAGACCGGCACCGCCGTGACCGAGGGATTGGTCGTACTCCGCAATCTGACCACGCTGTCGAAGGGCGGGTACTTCGTGATCTCGTCGATCATGGATCCGGGTCGCATCGCACAGCGCAACAGCATCGGAGAGATCTACGACTTCGCCATCAAGGGCTTCATGAAGAATCCGATCCACTTCACGAAGATGAGCCTTCAGCTCCAGAAGGATCTGAAGATCGGTGCCGAAGCCTTCAACGGACTTCGCGCGCAGAAGCTGATGGACACTGGCGACGAGTTTGGCACCGTCGGCGGATTCGCAGCAAGAACCACGCGCAACATGACCAGTGCGTTCATGTACGCGAACCTGCTGACTCCCTGGAATGCGTACTGGAAGGGCATGACGTCAGCCATCGTGGCCGGCAGGGTTCGGCGTGCCGTGCTGAACGTCGCCGATGGCATTACCGACATCCGGGCGGAGCGGTTCCTGAAAGAGAACGGGATCAGCCCGGAGATGGCACAAAGAATGGCCGAAGAGATCGGACGGCACGGAGACCGCCAGGCGGACAACTGGCTCGTCGGAGTCAACGCGCACAAGTGGAACCGTGAGAATGGGCTGGCGGAGTCATTCGCAGACGCTGTCGCTCGAGAGACGGACATCACGATCAACACGCCCGGTGCAGGCGAGCGTCCGTGGGCGATGCTGCAGAACGACTACATCAAGACCATGATGATCTTCCGAACCTTCGCGATGATCTCCATCGGGCAGACCATCATCCCGTCGGTGCAGCGGTTGGGAAACAGGGACATCGCCGTGCTGAACGGCATGGGGATCGCGTTGTTCGGCGGCATGATGTCTCACACACTGAAGGAGACGTTGCGAGGCAGGGACCCGTTCGAGGGACAGACAACGCTTGGAATGATAGAGAACTCGCTCGATCGCTCCGGCATCCTCGGCGGGTACGGTGACATCTACAACATGCTCAGGAAGTTCGACATCATCCCCGGTCCTGGCCAGGGTCTGTCGAGATTCCGTGCGCAGAACTTCTGGCAACAGATCATGGGCGCTGCAATGCAGACACCGTTCGACGCCGCCGTGGCCCTGGGCGATGTCATAAACGGCCCCGAAGATGACACCGGAGACATACTCTCCAACTACAACAAGAAGTCCGTGCGGCGAATGATGCCGTTCCAGAATCTCTTCTATATTGACTGGATGACTCGTCAGATCACCGAGGCCAGGGAGCAGAGCGGTGGTAGGTCGAGTGTTGGCGACCGAACAGATCAGCTACTGGTCCTGCCGGAAGGCGATGCGGACCCGAGGCTTAGAGGGATACTATGACCATCTCTAGCGTACTATCGAAGCAGGAGTGGGTGGGGAACGGTACGACGGACACGTTCTCCATCACCTACCCCTTCTATGCAACAGACGGCTCGCTGCTGTTCCCTGACATTCAGGTCTACTTGCGTGTCACAGCAACGGGCGCGGAGACGCTTCAGACATACACCACGCACTACACGATTACCGGATTCACGGGCAGCTCCGATGGCGGGTTGCATGGCGTCGGGGTTGTGGATTTCGTGACACCTCCGGCCACGACAGAGGAGGTCCACGTCCGAAGGGTCACGGACAAGACGCAGCTACTCGAGTTCCAGTCGGGCGGTTCGTTCCCGGCACAGAAGCATGAAGCCGGCCTGGACCGTGCTTCGATGCGGTCTATCGAACAGGCTGCCGAGATCGACCTAACCCTGAAGCTGCCGATCACGGACACGAGCCCCACGGTCATTGGAAATTCCGTGGATCGCGCGAACAAGCAACTCGCCTTCGACAGCGACGGCGACATCGTGTTGTCCGGATCGACGATCCCAGCCGGTGTCTCTAGCTTCATGGAGCCCGTGCTCACGGCAGCCACGGCTACCAAGTCGAAGTCACTGCTCGAGTTCGTGGACCGGAACCTGCTCGTCAATCCCCATGGGCAGATCCAGCAACGGACTCCGGGCGCGGCCGTCGCAAACGACCTGCAATACGGGGCCGATGCCTGGAAGCTCATCGCGGAGTTCAACGGCTCTCATTTGCTGAGCGGATTGCAAGACGTCCGGGGCTCGAGCATGCGTCTGTTTTCCGGGGCCGGCACGACTCGGGGCGCAATGTGTCAGATCCTGGACTCGAAGGCGACAGAGCAGATCGTTGCATCCGGTGGCTGCGAGATCGCATTCAGTTACTACGATGAAAACACGGGTGGAGACGCGGCGGCGCAGGACTTCTATCTGCTGAAGTATGTGGGAACAGCCGACACGGTTGGGTTGGATCCTGTGTTGACATGGGCGACTCCGAACTGGTCGACAGACTGGTCCGAGGTAACGAGCTCGCTGTCGCTGACCATCCCGCCGCTAATGATGACTCGATTCGAGATCACCGTGACAAGCGGTCTCACGGACGCAACCAATCTCGCGGTCGTGTTCGGCAGAATGAATGACACCGCCAACAAGCGTAGTGTCGTATCGGTCTTCGACCCCGTCGTGGTTCCGTTGGGCGCGTCGACCTACTCGAGAATGCGACCCTTCGCGGAAGACCTGCAGGAGTGCCAGAAGCTGTACTGGAAGACGTTCCCCTACCTGACGGTTCCAGACGACGACGAGGGGCTTGCGGGCGCGCTCCATACGCAAGCCAACGGTGCCTTTGGAGCACATGCCGGCGCGGACAACTGGGTCTTCTCGATCCGTAACCCCGTGAACATGCTGGAGGGATCGACTCCGGTCTACACGGTCTACAACCCGACTCTCGAGGTGACGCATTCCCTCGCCGGCGAGGTCCTGAATGTGGCTCACGCTCCGGGCGTAGGTCGTTCGACTGACGCCACGATCTCGAACCAGACCGAGGTGGGATGCCGGATCATTCCCGGGACGCAGGTCGCAGTCGATGACGACGATCTCATGGCGCTGCACCTGACGGTCGAGGTGGCCCTGTGACCATCAACGCCACCCAGACGGGTACGACCAACGTCTACTCCGGGTTCGGTGGAATCCCCCCTGTCGATTTCCCGATCACATTTCTGTTCGGGAAGACGAGCCAGGTGATGGTCTACCAGCGTGACACGCTGACTGCCCAGGAGGAGTTGCTGAAGGAGGGCTTGGACTACACGATCCGGGGCGGACAG